AATAAATTAAAGATTTTTATTTTATCAAAACTAAACATGTGTTTACCAACAGAATCTAAATCATCTATCCACCATACTCTATCATTTTTATTTTTCTTATAAAAATCACTTAGCATATCCACCTTCTCCTTTATTTTGTTTATCTTTAGCTGTATTTATGTAACCTAATAGGTTTTTAAATTCCTCACTATTTTTGCAAGAATCTACATCTATTAAAACATTTGATTTTTCAAATTTTATACCACCAACTGAATAAGAAGTTTGACATCCAAATCTAGTTTTTAAAACAGAACTATCTAATTTTTTAAAGCCATTTTCTGTTTCTGACTGCAGCTCTAAGTATTCAAAACCTCTATTCCCTATTCTTATTATCGCCGCATGTTTACCTGTTTCTAGATAATATTCTTTTTTTTCTTCTACAAAAGTAAGTAACTCTTTAACAGCATTGTAATCATTTGCCCTTTTTATAACTTTACTTTCAATACCATCTAAATTAGCAATTTCAACTATGTTTCTTGTTGTGGCAAAAATTTCTGTAGATATACCACCTCTAAAATCTAAAACATCATACCCATTTCTATTTCCTATATAAGCAAATGCTAGAGAAGAACAAGAACCTTTTGTTTGGTCTCCTCCACCTAATTTTTTAACTATTTCTTCAGTTGTTAATTCTTTTTGTAGTTTTTTAACCTCATTATACTCTACTTTATCATTTTGAGCCCATGCCATTGTAAATGTATTAGGTACTGGTTCTTTAGTTATACTCCTATTTTCATTATTTGTCAATTCCTCTTTATCATTATTTTCAGTATCTTTTTCTTCAATCTCTTCTCTACCTTGCTTGATTAAACTTTCGTAATCAATAATAGGTATTGTTGTACTTCTACATCTTGGATGCATTGGTGGATAATTAAGCCCAACTGCAATCTTTTTAATCTCAAATACTTCACCATGTAACTCTGAACAAATTTGACTGGTCCTGCTGTCTAATGTAGCACTGAACTCATATTTTTCTATTCCTGCTTCCTTATACCCATCTAAAGTAGCTTGATTCAAAACATAATTAACTTCAGTTCTTAGAAGTCTTTCAACATCATTCTTTTTAGCTGTTTCAAATCTTTCAGAAACTCTTTTAGTCATAGTTTTCAGATTAATACCTTGTATCATACCATTAACTATTTCTTGCTTAACAGTTTGAGCAAGTTTATCTGTATTACTCCAAATCCTCTGAGAAAAGTTTGCTCCACTCCAAGGCTTGTCTAAAACTGTTTTTATTTTATCTCTGCTTACAATAGCATTAATCCCTAAATCTTTTGTTACTTCTATGAAAGTATCTCTATAAACAGAGGTTAAAGCATTCTTAGCACTATCTTCAACTTCAAAGATAAGTTTTACCATTTCCATATCTACTTGTGCTTTAAGACTATCTAAATGGCTCAAACGACTTTTAGCAGATAATGTTTCAATTTCTAAATAAAGTTTTTTAGCTTCCAGGGGAGCTGTCTTTAAAAGTTTATTATATTCTTTCAAATAATCATGTAAATCTTTTTTCCAAACTTTATATTCATCACCTTTCAAAAGTTTCAAAGCATCATGATAATTTAAATTATTATCTTTCATATAAGTTGTGCCAATTCTACTAAGTTCTTTATTTATGTTTTGTTTAGCTTTTTCGAGTGCAATCTTATATTCCTTTTCGATATCTTGTATTGTGGTAAACGCCTTAGCTTCCCTTTTAACTTGTCTTTCTTCCCAATAATCTCTATTCTTTTGAACCATTAGCACCAACTCCAATTGGAGTATTCATATCTTTTTCTGCATTGATATCTTCTTCAGCTTTTATTTTTTCAAGTTCAACTTTTGCATCTTCTATAAATGGCAATATAGATAAAATAGTTTCATGTGATACTATTCCTTGTAATTTTTGAGCTGTATCTGCTGCTTCAACCAAATTCTTTGGAACATTTCTAGTAAAAACTTTTTGAATATCTTTTGGACTAATTTTTAAATTATAGAAATCTATCATAAGTTGTAATCTTTGGTTGATAGCCTTTTTAAAGTACATCTCCTTTTTTGCTGCTAATTGTTCTAAGGCCAGTAATTTATAAGCAAGTGCAACTCCTGAACTGTTTCCTGAAAACTCTTTGTCTTGCATGTCTGGAATCATAGAAAACTTATGAATATCCTGATTCAATCTATTTTTGTTATTTTGGGCATAAGTATCATTAACTTCTTTTATTAGCCACTTTGCATCTCCATCATCATCAATCAGCATTAATTTATCTTCTTTTACTTTTTTTAATGTTTCTTTATCTGTTCCTCCAACATTAGTTAAAACTAAAAGTGCATCCGTGAAGTCTGTCATATCATCTACTGATGTTGATGTAACTTCATCATACCCATCTATCAAAGAAATTACTTTTTTAAAATCCCCAAAGCTTCTTTTATTATTCAAAAATTCGATAATTGGTACTTGCTTAAATCCATGTAACTTAGTTTCCCCTTTTACTGCTGGAACTTCTTTTTTATCACTATCAGTTATATATTCATAAGTTGTAACGCTTGTATTATCATAAACTTCTAGTTTATAAACCCATTTATTTTCTTCATTTTTAGTTTTATCCCATCTCACAGCGGCAACAATATTTTTTTTAACTGTATTATCTCTCAAAATAAAACAATCTCTTGGATCTACTACGACATTATCTATTGTATTATCCATATTTTTATACCACAATTCATAAGATTTACCAAAAATAGAGCAATTTTCACAATGCTCAAAATTTTCCTGTTGCTCTTCTTCAGTTGCTAAATATTCAGATAATTTTTCAAAATCTTTTTTGAACTTATCATTTTGCAAAGTATATGAAATAGGTTTTCCTAAAAAATAGGCTGTTGCAATAGTTGTTATATATCCTGGGTAGTCATGAATCAACTTAGCATCTTCTTTATCTACCGTTCTATTTTTTTTATTTAAAATATCGTGTTCCCCTTTATAATAGTCTTCCATTTTCTGTAGATTAGGTAATTCGTTTTTAATAAAAGCCTCAAGAGCTTCTTTTAATTCCTGTACATCCATTAGTCCTCCTTTCTATCTTATTCCAAGGCTATTTCTGTCTATTGTTCTTATTTCATTTCTATTTGTCATCTTTTCAGCAATACCAGTTAAGGTATCTGGTCCATCATCATTTTTGTTCTTACCTTCTTTTTGATAAGAAATAATGTCCTTTGCAAATTCTGGCCATTTATTTTTCCACTCAACTGGCATATAAATATTATTATTTACCCAAGCACTATTTGATAATATTCTTGCTATTTTATTTCCAGATTGATGGAACCATTTAACAACTGTCTTATAATTTCCTTTATCTCTTGTAATTCTTTCAACATTTCTAGCAAATGCTCTACCACCATTATTGCTTTCTATATCTGCAACATTCACATTAAATTTCTTATATGCTTCTGCAACCATAGGCTCTGTTATTTCCATAGCTTCTTTGGTATAAATAACATCTAAAATATATGCACTATCTTTGCAATCTGCATAAATAATATTGCATAAAAAGTCCTCTCCTGTGTCTGCTGTATCGCAGTAAGAGGATATTTTAATAACTTTTTCTTTTGGTAAATCTACATAAGTTTTAAACTCTCCATACAATCTACCCTTGATGTCAATAGGTTCTTGTTGATAGTTGGCAGAAGCAATTTCTGGTCCCATGGCTTTAGCTTTTGATAAATAGGATTTATAACTTAGTATTTCATCACAAAGCATAGTACCTTTATCATCTTGAACAGCTTTCATTTTTATATGTTTTATCTTTTTACCTTCTGCTTTATAATGTTCTATTGCTCTACCAGCTAAATCACCACTAACCCAACGAGTCATTATAATTATTATCTTTCCACCTTCTTCAAGTCTTGAAAGCATTGTTTGTGAATACCATTCCCAATGTTTATCTAAAACATTAGCATTGTAAGCTTCTTCTGCATTTTTGATTAAGTCATCTATAATCATCAAACTACACCCAAACCCTGTAGCAGTTCCACCAGGTGCAGTTGCTAGATAGTTATTATATCCACCTTCTAAACTCCAAAGGTTCATAGCACCATCACCTTGTTTAATAGTTACACCAGGAAATATATCTGAAAAAATTATTTTATCTTTATCAGCTTTTACTTCTTGTATAGTATTTCTAACATTCTTTGAAAAAGTAGTAGATAAAGTTTCATTATAACTTCCTGTCATTATTTTTGCATTTATATCTCTACCAAGTAACCATTCTACTAAATTTCCTACTGTCCTTGACTTTCCATGTCTAGGTGGAAGATTTAAAATAAGAACTTCATCTTCACTTGTTAGAAAGTTTTGTAAATCATTGCATAAATCAACTAAAAATTTTCTCTCATATTTATAGAAGTTAGGAGCTTTTAAATAACAATAAAAAAAGAACTCACGTCTTGCAAGTTCTATTTTTGCTCTTCTTATTGCTTCTTTATTTATCTCCACAAAATATCACCTTTTTTAGTTCTTCTGTGGATAGCCCTTTAAATGGATCCTCTGTTTTTAGTTCTCCTTTAACTTCTAACTTTTCAGTGAACATTCCTAAATGTCTACCTAGCATTTCTAATGCTTTTTCTTTATTGTAAAAAGTTACTTCTACCCCAAATTTAGTTTCTTTAACTCCTGATATACATGCTTTTTGTTCAGGACTTAACTCATCAAAATTTTTAATTATAACTCTATCATTATTAAGATTAACTATTCCTGTTCTATCTGTAAAAGCTAGATTAGCAATCTCTTTCAATACTCTATCTTGTGTTATTTCAGTTCTTTTTTCTCTTTCTTTCATTGCTGCTTGTATTTTCTCTTGTATCTTAACATTTCTTAACAATCTGTTAGCCATAACTGCTGCACTATTTTCATTTTTAACTTTATATCCTGCTCTAATATATGCTTGTGTACCATTCAAGTCTTTCAAATATTCTTTCACAAATAAATCTTGTTTAGTCAATCTTTTCACCTCCATTTTATAAATAAAAAAATACTTCTGTAAAAGCCTTAGCTTGTTCACTTAAGAACCACAGAAGTATTGATGTAATTATTTAGAAGGGGGCATATTGGATTTGCACCAATGACTATTAGGATTTAAACCTGTGCTCTAGCTAACTGAGCTAATGCCCCACATGGCAAGACTTTTTTAGAGTAGAGTCTTGAACTACTGTGGTAATTTATTTCAATAAGGAGGAAGTTCTTCTGAACTTCTATACTTCGCTACATGCTAACATATTATCACATTAAAACTAACATAACAATAACGCATTTTTAACAGCTTTTTAACACGATTTTAACAAAACTATATTAAAATTCTATTAATCTCTGTGTTTTAAAGTGTATTTCCAAAGCACTCAGAATATTATTTCTCATTCTATATGTACTCATTAAAGAAACCCCTAATTTTTCAGCTATATCTTCATAAGTCA